CATTACCACGTGCCGGTGACTTTAACGTATCACAAATTGTAATGAATGACTTACGTCAAAACATCAAACGTATTTTACTTGATGAATCATTACCACCTGATAACATGTCAGCACGATCAGCAACAGAAGTTGTAGAACGTATGAAAGAGTTATCACAGAACTTAGGTTCTGCGTTTGGTCGACTCATTAATGAAACTATGATTCCATTAGTATCTAAAATGCTGCAAGTGATGGATGAGCGTGGTATCATTACATTACCATTAAAAGTAAATGGTTTAGAAGTAAAAATTAGTCCTGTAGCTCCATTAGCAATGGCACAGAATATGGAAGATGTACAAAACATTTTACAGTATGCGCAAATTGCACAACAAGCTGGACCCGCTGGACAAACAACCATTAAAATAGAAGAAATGATGGATTACATTGCTGAAAAATTAGGTGTGCCACAAGCAATCAGACCTACGCCACAAGAGCGTATGATGATGAAACAACAGATGGCACAAGCTGCACAACAAATGGCAGCTGAACAACAGCAAATGGCTCCACAACAATAAGGATAAACATGGCTGGATGGGAAGATTTAGAACAAGCATTGCCGCTTGATGTACGAGATGTTAATCAAAAAAGAGAGGATTTAGATCGTCTCTGTCTACGAGTCCTAGGGAGTGAGGACGGTGACAAGTTAATGAAATGGCTGCGTCAAGCAGTTGTTGAGCAACCTGTTGCCTTGCCAGGAAGCGACCCTAGCTACGCATTTTACCGTGAAGGACAAAATTCAATAGTTAAGGATTTAGAAGCAAGGTTAATTAGAGCAAGGAAAATGTAATGAGCGAAGAAGCACTCGAGCCTAGTGTGGAACAAGAAAGCACTGGCTTACTCGATGGAGCTACTCCCGAAATCGAAGAAGCCAATGCTGACGAAAATCCACAAAAAGTAGAAATAGATCATCGTGATCCTAATGAAGTTAAAGCCAAAGAAGAGTTTGGTTTAAATGAAGATGAGGATGATGATGAACCCTTAGAAAGACCAGATTGGTTTCCTAAAAACTTTTGGAATGATGAAAATTCTGAACCTGATTTAGAAGGCATGGCAAAGTCATGGTCTGATTTACGTAAGAAAATATCACAAGGTAAACATAAAGCACCAGAAGATGGTAATTATGATACCTCTGCCTTTGGAAATATTCCTGATGATGATCCAGTACGTGGTCATGTAATGTCATGGGCAAAGGAATATGGCATTAGTCAAGCTGCATTAGACGACTTAGTGGGTCAAGTTGTCGAAATGAATGTGAATAATGCAGAAACATATAAGATGAACATTGAGCAAGAAAAGAAAGCTTTAGGTCCCAATGCTGATGCACGTATTCAAGGTATTGTGAAATGGGGTGCTAATCTTGTTCAAAAAGGTGTATGGGGTAAAGATGACTTTGAAGAGTTTAAAGTAATGGGTGGTACTGCAAAAGGTATCTCTGCATTAGAAAAACTTAGAGCGTCATACGAAGGTCGATTGCCGACTGAAACCACTCCAGTAGAAGGTGCGCCATCCAAAGATGAGTTATATCAAATGGTGGCTGATCCTAAATACAAAACTGATCCATCTTTCCGAACTAAAGTCGAAAAATTATTCGCACAAAATTTCGGTTAATCACTTGACAAAAAGCCTTATTCTCGGATACAATCGGGGATAAGGCTTATTGCATCTATTCTGTATGCAACCCTTAACGCAAGTAACCTTGTCGACTGGCTATCGTAAATAGCAAGTTTCAGCCCAGTTTCACTGGCATACTAAAACGATTAATACACAATTTTATTAATTACTAAGGAGCTAATAATGGCTATTGGATTATCTAATGCTTTTGTTACCCTATTTGATGCCGAAGTAAAACAGGCTTACCAAGCAAAAGCACAATTGGTTGGTGCCGTAAGACAAAGAAAAGGCGTTGAGGGTTCAACAGCAAAATTCCCTAAAGTGGGTAAAGGCGTAGCAACATTACGTATTCCACAAACAGACGTAACACCGTTAAATGTGGATTTCTCACAAGTAACAGCAACAATGCAAGATTGGAATGCAGCAGAGTATTCTGACATCTTCATGCAACAAAAAGTTAACTTTGACGAAAGACAAGAATTAGTGCAAGTTGTAGCTAATGCAATCGGTCGTCGTCAAGACCAACTTGTTATTGATGCATTAACAGCATCATCAACATCAAACACTGTGTCAAACGACATTGGTGGTACAGATACAAACCTTAACTTAGACAAACTTCTTGCAGCTAAGAAATTGCTAGACAAAGGTAACGTTCCTCCACAAGATCGTCACATGGTGATTCATGCTAACTCTTTAGCATCAATCTTAGCAGAACAAAAACTAACATCTTCTGACTATGCTTCAGTCAAAGCTTTAGTGGCTGGTGAAATCAATACATTCTTAGGTTTCACATTCCATGTACTTGGCGACAGAACTGAAGGTGGTTTAGCTGTTGACGGTTCTTTAGACAGAACTGTTTGGGCATTCCACAAAGATGCAGTTGGTTATGCTGAAGGTATGGGTCCTAAGACAGAGATTAACTACGTTCCAGAAAAAACATCATTCCTTGTGAATTCAATGTTCTCAGCTGGTGCCGTAGCAATCGATGCTGAAGGTATTGTTCAAATCACATGTCGTGAATCAGCTTAAGGAGAATGACACATGGCTTATAATAAAGACAATCTACAACCAATAGGTGGTCAGGCTAAAGCTGGTAATGCTCCTCAAATGTGGAGTTACACAGCACCAGGCACTGATGCACTTGCTGATATCAATACATCAGGTTACTTCAATGACGCACACACTGTATTAAAAGTGGGTGACTTAATTCATGTATGGGACGCTTCTGTTCCTACATCATCTTTAGTTACTGTACTTTCTAATGCTTCTGGCGTAGTTGATGTATCTGACGGTACAGCACTATCAGTTGCAGACGCTGACTAAGTGTTTTAATGCAGATTGGGTAGGTACTTCGGTGCCTACCTATTTGCACATTTAAAGGATATAAAATGGCTTCTGGAGATTCAGCAATTTCAATATGTTCCGATGCATTGTTGATGCTAGGAGCAAAACCTATTTCTTCGTTTAACGAAGGTACAGATGAATCTAACATCTGTGATCGACTCTACTCTGATATTAAGATTAAAACGATTGCGAGTCATCCATGGTCTTTCTCATTTAAGAAAGTTCAATTAGCAAGATTAGTAACAACACCTGTTACTGAATACAAATACGAATATCAATTACCCAATGACATGATTGGATTACCACGCGCTGTATATGACGCAGATGAAATTGGCGCACCCGTAAGACGTGAATACCGAATCATGGGTAATAAACTACTGAGTGATTATGAAGAAGTCTATGTAGACTATCAATACAATGTTGAAGAATTTGCATTACCTCATTACTTTGTACAATTACTCAAATATCAAATGGCATGGCATTTAGCTTTACCTATTACAGATCAAACTGATAAGTCAGAATACTGGAAGATTGTTGCTGAAGGCACACCCGGAGAAAATGGACGTGGTGGTTACATGAGACAAGCAATGAACATTGATGGACAAGGACAACCTACAAACGCAATACAAGATTTCCCACTTATTAATGTGAGGTATTAATGGCACGTTTTGTCAGTGTACAAACTAACTTTACAACGGGAGAACTCGATCCACTCGTTCGTTCACGTATTGATTTAGACGCTTACAACAATGCACTAGAAACTGCACAGAACGTTGTCTGTCAACCACAAGGTGGTGTAAAAAGACGTCCTGGTCTTAAATACATTACTGAGTTAGGTGGTAGCCCAGAGAATGGTGTACGTTTAGTCCACTTTGAATTCTCTATCAATGACAGTTACATGCTAGCATTTACAACAAATCGTATGTATGTATTTAAAGATGGTGCATTGATTACCAACATTAATGCTTCAGGTGATGATTATTTAGATACAACAGGTTATGGATTAACAGGCGATCATTTAAATCACATTGTATGGACACAGTCTGCGGATACTTTGATTATTGCAGATGAAGACACAATCCCAATTAAGATTGTTCGTGGAGCATCAGACAGCTCTTGGACAATTAGCACAGTGGCATTTGATTCTATTCCCAAATATGCATTTACTTTAACAACAACAAATCCAGCAGCTACATTAACACCATCGACTGTATCAGGTAAAGTCACATTAACAGCTAGCACAGGTGTGTTTAATAGTGGACATGTGGGTCAATACATTAATGCAGATCCACAAGGTCGAGCCAAGATTGTAGAATATGTCAGTAGCACAGTGGTAAATGCTGTGACTGAATTCCCATTCTTTAATACAACAGCGATTGCATCAGGAAGCTGGGAACTTGAAACAGGATATGAAGCGGTATGGTCAGTGTCTCGAGGTTATCCTAGAACCGTTACATTCCATCAAGGTCGATTATTCTTTGGTGGATCTAAATCAAGACCATCTACCATTTGGGGATCACGTGTTGGATTGTTCTTTGACTTCGAGGCGATTGAAGGATTGGACGATGATGCTGTTGAGGCGACATTAGATACGAACACATTTAACGCGATTACAGATATGATCTCTGGTCGTGACTTACAGATCTTTACTTCTGGTGGTGAGTTCGTTGTTCCGCAGGAAGGATTAACACCGATTACTCCAACTGACTTCTTCTTGCAATCTGTATCACGAAATGGTATTCGCGAAGGTGTACGTGTTAAACAATTAGAATCAGGGGTATTGTTTGTGCAAAGACAAGGTAAACAG